GTGTTCTTGATTTAAATAATATTCGCTGCCCTAAATTACAGGTGACTAGAAAAGATTTTCCCTCTGTTGGTACTTTTGTGAACGCATGAACTGGAAAGAACAAGCTGCTATACATGCTGATAAACAAGCTCCAAAGGAGTCTTGCGGACTGTTGGCTATTATCAAAGGCAAAGAAACTTATTGGCCTTGTAAAAACCTTTCAGAGTCACCAGATGAGTTTTTTGTTATAGATCCAGATAATTGGGCAGATTGTGAAGATGAAGGAGAACTTATTGGAATAATTCATTCACACCCTTATGGTTCTGCTTTACCATCTGAAGCGGATAAAGCATCTTGTGAGCATCTTGGTTTACCTTTTCATATCTATAGTGTTGAGCAAAAAAACTGGATAGATTTTGAGCCAAGTGGATATACATCTGGTTTATATGGTCGCACTTGGATTTGGGGTAAGCATGATTGTTGGACTTTAATAACTGATTGGTACAAAAAATATAAAAATATAGAAATCCCTTATACAAAAAGACCAAAGACATTGAAGCATTTTCTAGAGAATCCTCTTTTTGTTGAAACTTTACCAAAACTGGGTTTTAAGGAAGTTAGTAATTTTGATAATCTTGCTTGTGGTGATGTTTTAATAATGGAAGATCAGAATAAAAAATTATCTCATTGTGCCATTTACTTAGAAAATCAAACAATATTTCATCATAATTGCAGACAGTTAAGTTGTAGGGAATTATATAAATTAGAATATATACAATCCACAAAAAAAGTTTACAGATATGAAGCTTAAAAAAATAAAAGTTTATGGCAGATTAAGAAAATTTTTAGGGCAGTCGTATTTTGAAGCGGCTGTTACAAGTCCTAAACAAGCTTTAAGTTTTTTATTAGCAAACTTTCCAGAGGTGGAAAATCACATGATGAATCAATTTTATAAAATAAAAATGGGCGGCATGACTATAACAGAGGATTTATTTGGACTTCAAAGTGATGAAGATATACAAATTATTCCTATTGCCTCTGGTGCAATTATAAAAGGTGTTATAGCTGGTCTTGGTGCGATAGCTGGTGGATCTGCTATTGCTGCTGTGCAAACTGGATTTTTTGCCACGACTCTAGGTGCTGCTATTGGAACAGGTCTTACAGCTATTGGAACAAGTATGTTAGTTAGTTCTGCTTCAGAGTTATTGATGCCACAACCAGAGATTCCTACTGGTGTTATGGCTGATAGCTTTTCACAGAATGATCCTACATTTCAATCTTTTGGTTTTGGGTCGATTCAAAACGTATCTAGGGCTGGTGTTCCAATTCCTATAATATATGGAGAGGTGTTCACTGGATCTGTTGTAATAAGTTCTGGAATTGATACTGTACAGAAAGAGGGAACAACATAATGCCTTTTTTTGGAGCAATAATTAAATCTGGTTTTTTAGAAAAAGCATTTCCACAAAATTTTCCTGATTTACCAAAAGATGCACTTCAGTCTGTTCAATTTCAAACGCTGATTGAGTTAATTGGATCAGGAGAAATAGAAGGCTTTCCAAGTGCTACAGGCAGTAAGGGTTCGACTGAATATAATATTTCAGCATTAAAGGACGTATTTTTAAACAATACTCAGGTATTACAACAAGCTGCTGGTACAAGTCCAAATGATGAGGATTTTAATTTTCCTAACATTACCTTTGAACCCAGATTTGGAACATCAGATCAAACAGCGATTGCTGGTATATCAGAGACAGAATCAGAAACTAGCGTAGGGGTATCAGTAACACAATCAACACCAGTTTCAAGGTCAATCTCAAATACAAATGTAAATGCTGTAAGAGTTACTCTTGGTTTTCCCACACTGCAAAAATTTGAAGATAATGGTGATATAAATGGGGCTGAAGTTGCACTTACAATACAAACAATAGAAAATGATGGCACAACTACAACTGTTATAACTGACACTGTAAAAGGTAGAACTGCAAGCACATATTTTAGGGATTATAAAATTAACTTACCATCTGGCACTAGCTTCCCTGTCACAATTAGAGTAAATAGAACCACAGCAGACAGCACAGAAACAACTTTGCAAGATAGTTTTCAATGGTCATCTTTTACAGAAATAATTAACGAATCAAGAGCTTATGCAAATTTTGCTCATGTAGCTTTACGTTTTGACGCTGCCACTTTTCCAAACCAGCCTCAAAGAATGTATAGGATCAGAGGAACAAAGATAAAAATACCTCATAACGGAACTGTGAGGGCTGATGGTTCTATAAGCTATAGCGGTACATTTAACGGAACTTTTAAAACAGATAAAGAATATTCAAATGATCCAGCTTGGATTTTATATGACTTGCTTACAACGTCAAAAGGTTTTGGAGATCATATTGCGGAATCATCACTAGATGTTTTTAGCTTTTTCTCTGCCAGTCAATATGCAAGTGAGCAAGTAGATGATGGGGCTGGTGGTACTGAAGCCAGATTTTCTTG